CCATATACTCATAATATAACAGCAGGTGATCTTGAGATGGAAGTTATATTCCTTGCACTTGATAGACCTGAAGATGTAAAAAAATTATTATCGTTAGAGCTTACTGGGGTATGGGTCAACGAGGCTAGAGAAATACCTAAGTCTATTATTGATGCTTGTACTATGAGAGTTGGCAGATACCCATCTGTTAAAGATGGTGGTGCTACATGGTCAGGTGTTATCTGTGATACTAACAGTCCTGAAGAAGATCACTGGTGGTCAATCATGTCAGGTGAAGTACCAGTACCTGATCACATTTCATTGGAAGAAAGTCGTATGTTAATCAAGCCTGATAACTGGCAGTTCTTTACACAACCTAGTGGAATGATTGAGGAAAAAGATGATGAAGGTGTAGTCACTGGATATGTACCAAATGACAAAGCAGAAAACAGAAAAAATATATTAGAGTCATATTATCCAAACTTGGTACAAGGTAAAACAAAGTCTTGGATAGATGTATATGTTATGAATAGACTTGGCAGTATCCAAGATGGTAAGCCAGTTTATAATATGTTTGTGACTGAAACTCATGTAGCTAAAGAAGAAATACCAGTTGCAGATGGTGTGCCATTATATATTGGATTAGACTTTGGTCTTACACCTGCGGCTGTCTTTGGTCAAAAGGTAAGAGGTAGATGGAACATACTACAAGAGATAGTAGCTTTTGATATGGGTGTTGTTAGGTTTGCAGAGTTACTTCGTGCAGAAATAGCAACACGATATGCCAACTGTGAAGTGCATATATACGGAGATCCTGCAGGAGATTTTAGATCTCAAACAGATGAATCTACTCCTTTTCAGATATTGCGAGGTGCAGGATTGACTGCTAGACCTACGCAAAGCAATGATGTTGCGTTGAGAATTGAATCTGTATCATCTGTATTAAATAGAATGGTAGATGGCTTATCAGGGATTTTGATTGACTTTAGGTGCAAAGAATTGGTAAAAGGATTTGAGGGGGGTTATCAATATCGTAGACTTCAGGTTTCAGGAGAGCGATATGAAGATAAACCTCTTAAAGATAGATACTCACATATCCATGATGCTTTGCAGTATTTAATGTTAGGGTCAGGTGAGGGAAGGCAGGTACTAGGCATGAATAAAAAGATAGAAACTTTTAATGCTAGAGTAGAGTATGATGTCTTTAATCGCAGACCAAAGCAACAAAGAAGGCAAGGCTTATGGGCAAGAATGTAAGGAGATTCTAATGTGTTTGCCAAGAAGTAGTCCAAAGCCACCTCCTCCTACAGTAGAAGAAAAAGAAGCTACAATGGAAAGAGAAGCACAACAAGAAATTGAAACTGCAAAAAGAGTAGATGCAAGACAAGATGTACTTGAAGAAAATATAACTCGAAAGAGAAAGGGTAGTGGTAGGCGATCATTGCTACGAGGTTCAGGTGGTGGCATAGGTTTCTACAACGAATACGATAACTAATGCACGAAAAGACTGTAGAAAATTTACTTCAAAACTTTGAGAAAGCTAAATCTCATAGGCTTCACTTTGAAGATATTTATGATGAAATATATGATTTCTGTTTGCCACAACGTCAAGGTTTTAAAACTGTAACGATTGGTGAAAGACGAGATGACAGAATATTTGATGAAACAGCAGTTGTTGGAATACAAGAGTTTGCATCAAGACTACAGTCTGGATTAACACCTAACTTTGCTAGATGGGCAGACTTTGTTACTGGTCAAGAAGTTCCTGAAGAAGAAAAAGATGATATTAATAATGCTTTAGATGAAGTAACGGACTATGTATTTGAGGTATTGCAAACATCAAATTTTGCACAAGAAATACATGAATGTTTTATAGACTTGGCACTTGGTACTGCTGTATTGTGTATAATGGAAGGTGATGCAGTAAATCCAATTAGATTTCAATCTATACCTTTACCTCATGTTGTTTTAGATACTGGACCTGATGGCAAGGTAGATCATGTTTATAGAGAACGTAGTATTAAAAATGCAGACTTAATGGTTGCATATCCAAATGCTGTGCTTACACCACAAATTGCAGAAAGAATATCAAGAGATCCTGAAGGTAAATGTAAAATACTAGAGGTGTCTTGTAGATTGTATGATGATCCAAATGAAGAAAAATATGGATATTATATTATAGATATAACAGATCAAGAAATGATAATGTCTGAAATATATAAAGGTGTTGGATCAAATCCATTTATTGCATTTAGATGGAGCAAAGCAAGTGGCGAGATCTATGGCAGAGGTCCTGCATTAAATGCACTTAGTGCAATCAAAACTTGTAATCTAACTATAGAAATGATTTTAGAAAATGCACAGATGGCTATATCAGGTATCTATCAAATTGATGATGATGGTGTTATTAATGTGGATACAATAAACTTAGTCCCCGGCACAGTCATTCCAAAAGCACCAAACTCACAAGGACTACAACCAATTAGAGCCGCAGGTTCTTTTGATGTAGCAAATTTAATTTTAAATGATATGAGAAATAATATAAAGAGAGCTTTGTATAATGATATGTTAGGTGATCCTAATAAGACACCTGCATCAGCTACAGAAGTTGCAGAACGTATGGCAGATCTATCAAGAAAGATAGGATCAGCTTTTGGTAGATTGCAATCTGAGATGGTGCAACCATTATTACAAAGAGTTGTCTACATATTACAGAAGCAGGGTCGAATAGAAATGCCAACAGTAAATGGTAGAGAAGTTAAGATTCGCAGTGTTTCTCCCCTAGCACAAGCACAAAGCAATCAAGATATTGTTTCTCTTAATCGTTTTCTACAAACTGTGGCAGGATCATTCGGTCCTGAGATATTAAATATACTTATATCCTCAGAAGAAACTGCACTCTATTTAGCTAAAAAGTTTGGTGTGCCTGATAATTTAATTAGAGATGCAGATGAAAGACAGCAGTTAGTACAGATGGCACAGCAAATGCAACAGATGCAACAGCAAGGAGAACTACCTAATGCCTCAACACTTGGGGGTTGACGGATACCCTAGACCCAAAGAACAAGACGAACAAATTTCCAAAGTAATAGAATCAGTATTCAAAACTCCAAATGGTTTGGAGATGTTACAGTATTTAAAGTCAATAACTATCGAAGCAGTTAGTGGTGCTAATATTTCAGATGCAGAGTTAAGGCATCTGGAAGGGCAACGATATTTAGTGGCTTTAATAGTTAAAAGAATCAACCATGCACAAAGGATAAAGAAATGAGTGAAGAGCAAGTAACACCAACAGAATCAGCTACAGAAACCCCAACCGAAACAAGTGTGCCTCCCACATCTGTTGAGTCTGTAGCTGAACCAACAAGACCTGAAGGCTTACCTGAAAAGTTTGGCTCATGGGAAGATATGGCAAAGTCATACTCAGAGTTAGAGTCATGGAAGGGTAAGAAAGAAGAAGATATAAAAGCTAATGTTTTGCAGGAGTTAGAAACAGAAGCCTTTGCTAACAGACCTGCTAGTGCAGGTGACTATCAAATACCTGAGATACTAGATGAAGGTGAAGCCGCAACTAATCCATTACTTAAATGGTGGGCAGATTATTCATGGAATAATGGACTATCACAAGAAGAGTTTGATGAAGGTATTACTAAATGGGCAGAGTATAATACTTCTGATGAACCTAATCTTGAGCAAGTTAAAAAAGATTTAGGTGATAATGCAAATCAAAGAGTAGAAGCTGTTCAGTTATTTATGAATAAATTTTTTCCTGAAGAAATGCAAGAGGCTGTGGCACAGCTTGGCACAAGTGCAGAGGGTATAAAGGCTTTAGAACTAATACAAAGATCAATGCAACAAACAGTACCAAATTCTCAAGCCACTGCACCTGCTAAACAAACTATTGAAGATTTAATGACTAAGATGCGAGATCCAAGATACTACGATCCTGCAAGAAGAGATAGGGCATTTGTTGAAGAAGTCACTAATGGCTTCAAGACACTTTAATGGTGAGGGTATCTATGATGGATACCCTATAGTCAAATCACATATAAAACATTTAAATTATTTGCAAAATAATATGAGAGATGCAGATGTTCGTGAGTGCATGATACATGGTGCTACACCTTTTCGTGCTTTGATGGCAGGTATCCGTGAGCCAAATGGTGAATGTTTTACTGT